AGATACTTGTCTTACTCTATACATCATAAAAAAACAGAACCATACCATTGAAACGCAATATATAAGAAACCAAATCATATTATCTCCTTGAATTTTTTTATACTTTCGTACAGTCTAGCCTCACCTTTCCTTCCATTATATATACAAACGCTTGGGTGCACACTTAGTATGAATGGTCCAAGAGGAGTGGAAAGTTTCATTCCATTTTTCTGTAATATACCAGTATACTCACCAGTAAAGGTTCCAACAGCAAAGTTTCCTAGTAATATTATCTTTTTTGGTTTTACTATCTTTAGATATTTACGGACGAATGGAAAACATTCTTCACATTGATCTTTGGTCGGCTTCATATTTCTTTCCATTGTATCAATAGGTCTACAATTTACTGTATTAACCACAAGAAAGTCCTCTTTCTTAAATCCATGCGCTTTCATTATCCTCCATAGATGTTTTCCTGCAAGTCCTATAAATGGTTCTGTATTCACTTCTTCTTCACCCGGAGCCTCACCTATTGCCGCGTACTTGGAGTTGACTGTCCAATATGGTTTGGATGCTCCTCCAGTCCATAACTCACATTCTTTGCAGTCTAGTAGTTGTTCGTCCAAAAGTTCTAGCATTCGTATCTGTTTTTTATTCAACATATATCCTCCAGAAGTTCATCAAAAGCTATTTCTATATCATTTCGTTCTTTCCATGGAATACATTGAACGACTTTTTTTATCTCATCACAATGCCAAAAATGTCCAAGACTGCAGTTGTGTGGCTTTTGAGCTTGACAGCATTGATAATCACATTCGTTTACACTAGAACATATATATAATTTATTTTCCATTTTTACCAAATAACATTATCTCTGTTTCCTTTGATATAAAATGGCATTTTGTGGCCCTAAACTTTGCTATTTTATAATTCCACACAAGTCGTGAAGGAGTTCTTTTATACCACGGTATGCCAAACAGGGAATCAAAGCTGCTCCACCATTTATTATTTACACCAAATCTTTTTGTTGTGAGAAGTATATGGACTAAGAGCTTCCAGTTATCTTTTATATATTTTAGTTTCCCTCTGCTCACCTACGGGTTCTCCTTCTCCGTGTTGTGGTATCTTCAGTGGGTTGTGCTCTTACTTCAGCCAAATCTCTAGTATCTCCTGACTCAGCCGCTTCATCTAACCATAATTGTATTTCGGTTTCATCATACATTTTTAGATTTCTCGCATCTTGATAGAATTTTATTATTTCACCAACACGGCCACCCAACCTATTCTTTGCTATTTTTGAGTGGAGTTCACTTTCATATATAAGAGAGTCCTCATCTATTCCATATATCATCATAAAGTCAGCTGTAGCAGGTAAACCCAAACTTTCAGCTATGTAGTTAAAGTCCAACTCTTCAAGACCAACGAATGTTCCCTCACGGTTCAACTGACTAACTGATACTACAGGAACCTTAAATTCAAAGGATAATGCACGCAACTCTTCCGCAATACGTTTGACCTTAGAATATAAATCTTTTCCAGCCACATCAGCCGATTTCATAAGATTTATATAATCAACATATATTATATCGGGGTTTATATCTCTCATAAGTAACTCACGAAGATAGACCCTAAAATCCCTAACAGTCGCTTCACCTGTTGGAAATTGTTTTATATATAATTCTCCTCTATCCTGAGTAGCTTTAACAGCAGCTAATCTATCTACTAATGTTGATTTATGACTATTCAGATACATTCTATTTATATCAAGGAGTGAATAGATACTATCAAATCGTTGAGCGTATGGGTCCTGTGACATTTCAAGCGTCATAATAACAGGAGTGATACCATGGAGAACCTGCCTTGCAGCCATATTACAGATTGTATTGGTTTTGCCTCCATGAATTCGTGCTACTATTACTGACAGGGTATATGGTGGAAATCCACCATTGATATATTCGTCCATTTGGGGAAAGAATGTTGGCACTCTAGTGTCTGTAGCCGTAAATATCCTACGAAGTCGATCACGCAATTCTCTGAAATAATGCAGACCAAGATCAACCTTCAAGTCTTTACACAGAGCGTCCTCTATTTTGCTTCGTATTAATTCTTTCTCACCCTGTTTATCTATTATATCAACAGCCTCTATTATGGCACGTTTTATTGCTTGTTCTTTTAGGTATTCATTTGTTTGTGTAAGGAGATAATCATAATTTCGTGCTACATCAAAGTCCGTTGCTTCTGCATCCCTAAATATTTCAACAATATCTTCCCTGAGATTTTCATTTGTGGAATTGATTACTATGTCTTTGGATGGAATAGCACTATTTTCTTCAAGATGGGATTTAGCATAGGTGAATATTTCTGCAACTGCGGGATCATCAAAATACTCTGGCTCGAAGACAGAGGAGATAAGCACAAGGTAATGCTTATCCATCATCATAGCTTTGACAATGAGTTTTTCTAAAAAGTTAGGATCTAGGGTCATATAATTTACATACCTCCACTATCACTTTGGAACTCTGTTTGCATTCGCCTTTACAGCCCAAACACAATTCATTGAGTTCTTTCCACCAGTAGTTTTCAAATTCTTCTATGCTAGGATACACTGGTTTGTCTAGTATGTAAACTTTGTCTGCCTTAATCTCTTTCAGTATAAGAGGTTCCAAAGTAGCACTTTTATCCTTTAATTTTAGATATCTTTTTAGTGTCTTGTAATCCGTGACTTCTTTTACATCACGAAGTCTTTTCACCTCTTTGTTTACCTTAAATTCAAGACCGTCCAGGTATCCTACATACCACTTTCCATCTCGTTTCACCACGGCTGACACTTTTATATCCATAGTATGTATAATAACAGAAAACATAAATATTGTAAACATTTTTTGATTTACATATTATAGTAAGTATAGTATTATATTTATATGGGTGATATAGAAAAATTTCTGAAAGAATCAAAAGGTGTGGAGGAAACAGTAAAGGAGTTGTTGAAAGATCATCCTATTACGGATATGGTAAAGTTTTCGGATATAGATTTACAGGAGAAGCTAGAAGATAATCCATATCTAATAGTGAAGTATAGGGAGTTATATTATGGAGAGTTGTCTAAGTTAGATTCTCTCCAGGATAAGTTGGATAAACTAATTGGAATAAGGTATGATCATTATAGATTTGAATCTGATAGAGAATTAACAAAATCAGAAATAGAACGCTACTATATTCCCAAGGATAAACAAGTATTACAAATGAAGGCAATATTAAGAAGGCAAGAAGTTCGTGTTAGATTTTTTGAAACCTGTTTTAAAGGTCTTGAAAAAATGCAGTGGTCTATGAAGTCCTTCATCGATGTTTTAAAATCGGGGTATTAATGATAGTAGAAGTAAATCCATATTCACAGATGAAGATCCAGATAGTGACTGAAGATAATGAATATATGAGCCTTATGAGGGACGAGTTTACCAGATATGTCGAAGGCTTCATGTATATGCGTCAGTATCAATCAGGATCCTGGAATGGTAAAACTTGTATGATTCATCGTTTTAATGCTTCCATGCCATACGGACTTCTGTTCGATTTTATCAGAATACATAAAAAGAATTTTCCACGAAATAGGCTAATAATAGATCAAGAAGTTAAATCCCTATTCAGAGGACCTCTACTCAAACCAAAATATAACCTAAATCTCAAACCATATCCTTACCAAAAAGACTGTATAGAGGCATCACTCGCTTATACTAAAGGTATAATAAGGAGTGCCACTGCTTCGGGAAAATCCGCTACAATTACTTATATTGTAAAAACACTTCTAGAAAATCCAACAATTTCTAAAGTCACTAAAGCTATAATAATAGTGCCATCCAAACATCTAGTAGAGCAATTTTATGGTGATATGATAGATTATGGTGTTCCAGAAGATAATATTGGCAGAGTATATCAAAAATATAAACACTGGGATAAACCTATAGTTATAGCAACATGGCAAACGGCAAGTAGAAACCATAGCGAGATACCAGGATATGATGCCATTATCATAGATGAAACACATCAAAGTAAATCTTATGAGTTGAGAAAAATACTATCAAAGGCAACTAGAGCGCATTATCGTTTTGGATTTACAGGAACTCTTCCTTCATCTGATCTTGATAATTGGAATGTAAAAGCTTATCTGGGTCCTGTTATCAGAGAATATCCATCAGGATTTTTGGCTGATGAGGGATATATCAGTAAATGTAATGTGAAAATGTTGAATATGGAATATCAACAGAATGAATGGGAAGGCACATATAATGATATAAGGGACGAGATATTCAGGAATGAATATCGAATGAAAGTAATAAGAAAAATTGTGAAGTCTGTAGATCACAACATGCTTATCCTTGTAGGCAAAGTGGAGAAAGAAGGAGAGTATATAGAAGGAATTCTAAAGGATTGTGGTAAGGAAGTTGTATTTCTATCTGGACGTGATGATGTTGATATCAGAGAGGAATGGAGAGAAAAATGTGCAAGCAGAAAAGATATTGTAATCATAGCTACATATGGTATTTTTCAACTTGGTGTGAATATACCGAACCTAAAATACATAATGATGGCAGCTCCATTCAAGTCTAAAATCAGAGTGTTACAATCCATAGGACGAGGTTTACGGAAACATACTGATAAAGAAGAAGGTGCTATAATTTTTGATATACATGACCACGCTAAACATTTCGGTAAGTATGGTGATATAAGAATGAGGCATTATGATTCTGAGGGGTTTGATATCGAAGAATTTGTATTCACAGAAGGTGATGAGGCATCAATCAAACCTTTAACATAATCTTTTAAATCTATTGAGGCTTTGAATCCCAAATATACCTCTGCACTTTCTACTTCTGCTGGACTTTCATCAAGACCTACCATATCACTATCAGAATTAAAATAGTATTCTTTCCCAAACATATTAGCTAAATCTAGAATAGATGTATTTATTCCAGTTCCTATGTCTAAGGGTATATTAAAGATTTTTCTGCTTTTCATTGCCAAATCGATAGCTCTACAAATGTCCGTAACGTGAATGAAATCTCTTGTTTGACTACCATCACCATTTATAAATATAGGGCCTTTGGTAAATTGCCCTATAACAGTTTTCTTCTTTCCCACATAGTTAACTCCACCATATACATTAGAGAAGCGTAACACTTTGATATTTAAATTGAATTCGCTTGATCTATTAAGTCGTTCCGCTTCTAGCTCTCCTACTCGTTTGGTCATTGCATACATATGTTCCCCTGGACTCTGAGCTGCCCCTGATGAAGCAAATATAATAGGCACTTTATTGTGGGCTATCCTGAACAGATGTAAAGTGGAGAGAACATTATTTATAATGGCAGAATCATAATTTTCCTCACAATCCTCAATACCTGACATGG